CTCGTTAATTATGCTGACATTCTTGATGATCGGTCTGTACTCGAGCTTATAATCTTGTGCTTCACCGTTAACATTGCAGCCTCCCTGGACAGGATGTAGTTCGTTATACATCTGTATAACGCTACCATCAACCTTGAAGGCACGTGCAATGTTGTCATAGCACCTGTTTGTAAGCCGCCTGACCATCTTCTTGTCTCCCCCGCGTAGTGCCAACGCACCCATACGCGAGTTTGTAGCATCAATCAACGAAACCACACTTCGTGCAGCCTCACTTTCGATCCTCGCATGTACAGCAGTGGAACAGCTTCGAGTCAAGTATTGCGCGCCTGTCGCCGATGTCGCAAGATTGTCAACACGTAAGAATTCACCAATTGTACCAATTGACATCTTGCTGGTCTGCGCGCGCACACCTAATTTCTCAGCATTATTGATCAACAACAGCGCATCGCTCATTGTGTCACATACTGCAAACACATCATCACCATTGTGTATACTATAGGTCATGTGCTCCCTAAGGCCGGCAAGCACTAAGTATACACGGTTAAGCACAGAGTTCATGAATGACGTAAGACGCCAACCTGAAAATAATGTCCCACACGCAACATACTTTTCATCCGTGGCTGTGTTCTTCACAACCATATGTTGTATACTGCGCATGGTCCAGTCGAGTGCTTGTTGCTGCTCCATGCTAAGATAGAAGTGGTACACATCACGCCATGCTTTAATGACAGCACACATGGATTGTGTGCTGTGCTGACTATTGAAGTCATCATAGTCATAACATAACGGTACGCCCTTCATGCCATTAATCACAGTCTTGACATAACCTTCGTTTGCGTTGCTGCCAACTGGGAAATAGCCTGGAAGGCATTCCTCAGCATCAGCCATAGCAAAGTCGGTCATGAGCATGCTTGTGATATCACAGCCATAAAGTGCACGTACTTTACCCCACTCATACTTAACACTCACAGAGGCTTCTATTTCAGCAGGTCGCTGATAGTAGTAGCCGAACTTACGTTTGCCAGCAGTCGACAGCACTGTCGTTTTGTTGGCAAGCAATGCATAAGGGAAGTTCTTCTTATCCTTGTGATCTTCATCATATTGTGATGTCAGACTGCCCATTGGCAGATTAGCCCATCGTATCGCCCAGTAGCTATCCCAGTCGCAACGTCGTGGTAGCTTGCCGAGTGATAAGGCTTCACTAAATATGATTTTCGCTTCCCTATACACGTCGTCAGAATTAATGTCAACAATCCCGGTTCCTTTCTCTCTGTGTAAGCGCTCGTCTTCCCAGTTGATCTTCAGGTCGCGTCTGTTGACTAACACGTTAAGCTCAAATACCACACTGAGGTCATTGCGGTCGCGATGTTGTAATTGCTTCGAAACAGTACCCTCGTACTTAAGCAATTTCCTAAACATCGTCGCATCCTCACTGTGGTCGACTATCTCATTCAGCAGTGATAACGCCCAGCTGGGTGCCAGTGTTACCCACAACATGAATGTGCCCATTGAACTTTCAACGTCGATATCATATATAGCCGACCATGATATAAGCTTCTCGATCAGTGTTAGTCTGTCATCCACACAACGCACACGCACCTCGAGTATCTTCCCATCGTCCCTATACTCCACCTCCGCATTGTCATACTGTGCTAGTATCTCCTCAGGCCGCAGGTTGGTATGATGCTGTTCTGTAATCGCCTCACGTCTGAACTGACCCTTAGCAACATGTATCTCCTTGTTGCTTGGTTGCAATTAGGTAATGTAGAGTACCAATCATAGTCCATACCTCTAGTCACGCCTGTGCACAATGCGCCAATGATCCGATTTGTTTGTGGTTGCAATCTGGTGAGGTGGGCAACCGGAGCATAGAATACATAGTATCCACAACAAGCTACCCACAATCCCCAAACTGCTTCACCACGATATTTGTGATAGCTATGGAACCTACATATATCACCACGCCGATCGTGTTCGATATATATAGTTGGCTCATCACATGTGATCGCTAGACCAATGTAACCATC